ACAGGGTGTTCTCATGCATGAGTGCATACACGCGGCTGTGAGTATTCTCGATAGATGCGGTCTCCCGATACGGGCTGAAACGGATGAGGCGATAACATACCTCGCGCAAAGTATGTATACACGAGTGGCTAACTATGTTTTACCGTGATAATGAAAAAGCTCGATTTGTTTTTATCAGACATAAAAGCGATGATGGTTCCTTACGGAGTCTATTTCAAGGATTCATCGTGGAAAATCGAAAAGCGTGATAACGAAAAGTTGGTCGAGTTCTATCTTTTTACTGAAGATGGTAAAAAATATGGTGGATTTGTTGATCATAAAATTATGAAGAGTGGGTTTTTTGTTGATGAGTTGAAATTTGAGTACGTAAAAATTTTCAAAAAAATTTTTGAAATAAAAGATGATGCTCACAAATGAAGTGCTCGCTGAGGCGTTAAAGGTTCTGGCGGAATCAACTCCTGAAGCGAGGAAGATCATCATTGAGAAATCGAAGTACGGAGAGGAGTTTTTCGCTGGGTACTATTTTTCTGAATACATAAAATATCCGTTCGCTCCGTTTCACTTCGAGATGTTTCAGGATTGGCGGGATTTGCGGAGTGGAAAAATTCGAGAATTGGCATGGATTATTTATCGTGAAGCGGCGAAAACGGCAATTACGAAGATTCTGCTGACGAAGATGATATGTTACAAGGAGAAGATGTATCCGAATGCTGACTCATTAGATAAGAAGAACTCGGAAAACCTGCTTTTCGATATTGCGAGCAATTTATTATCGAATAGAAGAATCATTCGCGATTTTGGACAACTGTATGACAGAAAACGTGCGCAAGATGAATTAACGCGCACGAGAATGGATAACTTCTTGACGAAGAACGGGGTTCTCTTGGAAGCACACTCGGTTGCTGAGTCTGTTCGTGGACGTTTATTCGGTCACCAAAGGCCGGATTTCCTCGTGTTGGACGATTTTGAAACATCGAAAACTAAATCATCCGAAGCATACACGCGATCGACGAAAGAACATATTGAAGAGTTCGCGTCAGGTTTGGATGCGAAGGCTGGCGTGCTATATCTCGGAAACTATATCACGAAGACTGGAATCGTGCAGTGGCTCATGGATAGATCGCTTGAAGATCCACGCGTTCGAGTTCGGAACGTACCGGCTATAATAGACGGAGAACCAACCTGGCCGGCGAAGTACGCGCTCACGAATGAAGAGGCTGAGCGAACCGGGAAGGTTTCACTCGAGGACAAGCGCAAACAGCTCGGAACGGTTGTATTTGAAACGGAAATGATGAACAATCCGATCGCGTCTGAGTATGCGGTCTTCAAAGAAGAGATGTTTTTTCATGTTTCTCTTGAAGAAGTGCTTAAAAAAACAACTCGCGTATTCATGACACTCGATACGGCTATTTCTAAAACAAAAAACGGGGATTATACCGGTGTCGCTATTAACTTCGTCGATATGGAAGGAAAGTGGAATGTCATGTCATTCAAGATAAGAATGACACCGAGAGAGGTTTTTGACTTCATTTTTACCTATTGGGAAAAGTATAACATTGAAACTGTCGGTATTGAAAAAACGACTTTTCAAACAGCCTTGAAGGAGTTTTTTGAAGAAGAATGCAGAAAAAGGAAAAAGTTTCCGAATATCGTTGAACTTAAACATGGCGGAGTCAAAAAAGAAGAACGTATTCGAGGTGCTCTTCTTGGAAGGTATGAGACGCGCTCTATCAATCATATTATCGGTTTCTGTAAGGAGCTTGAAAATAATCTGTTGGCATTTCCGATGTGTTCTCACGATGATGACATAGATGCTTTGGCATATCTCGACCAGATATCCGAATCTCCGTTTTCCAAAGTTGAAACGAAAGTAAGAGCGCATATTCCTCAAAACTGTGCTTAGGTTTGACACGAAATTATTTTTATATAATAATTAAAAAAAAGACACCTTTGTGAAAATAACAGCTCAGCAATTCATCTCTGAGTATCAGAACGGAACCGTGCAGGTTTCGGATGATATTTCGTACTCTACTAAGGATGTTATCAATGAAAACTACCGTATCTATAACGGTAAGATGAAGTCTGGGAAGGATTCTGATGGATTGGAAATGATAATGTTGAACATAGCGTGGATAATTTATCGCACGCTTTTTTATGGTTCCGACATTGATACGAAAGACGCGCAAGTGCGAAGCCTGAACGGACGTGGAATACAAATAATGCCTCTCCTCCGTATGGCGATTGTGTCTCATTTGAACCGAACCGGATTTAATGATTTCATTGATGATGTTCGCTCTGACATGTCGGCATTCGGCTCGGTTCTCATAAAAATTGTTGACGGTGTTCCAAAAACCGTTGATTTACGAAACGCCGTTATCCCACCACACGAAGACGATGTTCAGAAAGTCGGTTTAGTTGAGTATCAGTTTTGGTCATACGACAAATGTTTACGACATAAAGATGATTGGGGTAAGGATAACTGGAAAATTGTTGATGAAGTTTTTGAGAAAAACTCAGTAACCGGTATCTATGAGATAAAACTGATTGAGTTTTGGACATTTCAGGAAATGAAAGACGGGAAAGTTCATAAAGTCTGCGAACGGTCGATTGATATGTCAAATATCGACCCGAGTATTTTTGACGATAAGGACACATGGAAGCCATCCGTTGTTTTGGAAACATTCAAGACTCCATACAAAAGGCGTCGAGCGACTGCATACCTCCGTAAGAAGTATGGAGAATACGAAGAGTTGTTCCCTTATCTTTATTTTCCATTCATTAAGATTAAAGGTCGAGGACTTGGTCTTGGTGTTTTTGAGATGCTCCTCGGGACGAATACTCTTTTCAATGAGCGTTGGTACTACGCTCGGAAGAAAGACATAATGTCGCTTCTTTCTGTTATCGTTCACAAAGTTAAGGACGGAAATCGATCATTAGAACAGCAAAATCTCGCGAATTTGACTACTGGAGCTGTCGTTCAGATTGGACTTGACGAAGATTTACAACGGCTCCCGATTGATGGGAGTGCTGGTGAATTACTTGCGATTACAGATAAGCTATTTGAACTGGCACGTCAAATCGTTGGTGTCACAGCGCAAGGTGCTGGACAGGATATGCCATCAACAACAACTGCAACTGTCGCTATCGCCAACAAGCAAACACAGCAGACGACGTATGATTTTCTCATCGAACGAGTTGGTATTTGTATGAAGCAGCTTTTCCAAGATTTCTACCTTGAGCAGATCATTGATGAATTGACTGAAGAGGAAGTCGTGTCTATCACAGGTTCGACACGCGAACTTGAAGAGATGGATAAGTGGCTCGTGCAAAACGCAGTAAATAAGGCGGTTGTTGATGAATTTAATCTGACTGGAGTATACCCGACACAGGAAGAGTACGAATACTTGAAAGTGAGCGCATTTGAATCTCTGAAGGCGCTTGGGAAAAACCGTTTTCCAAGTTTTAAAAAACAGATTTTGAAGGATATCGATTATTACCTTGAGTTCTACATAAATAACGAAGGATTCGATAAAGCTGTCAAAATTCAGAATCTCATGCAAATTTTGCAAATGAATACGACACTTTCTCGTGAGCAAATTGAGGCGGTCATCATCGACTCGATGGGTGAAAATGCTCGACAGTTTGAAAAGACTGATGAAGAGAAGCAGAGAGAGCTTGAAATGGCTCAAGCAGCTGCTATGGCAGAAAGTGTTCCGGTCAATCCGCTTCCTAACGACCAGCAATTCCAGTTTGCTAACGCACCGATACGACGATGAAAATCATAGAAAAAAATGAGGAAAAAGCAGAAGAAGAAGCTACGTGCAAAGCCTATCTTTTGAGTTTGCAGTCTGACACAAACTTTCAAAAGTACTATATTGATGGAATCGTTGCTCCACTTTTGAAACAACTTCAAAGTTTGAAGTGGTTGTATAATGACCCGAAGTTCGTTTCGGCAACAGACGAAGAAATTGCTGATATCATTCGAATGAACAGAAACACTCACGCGGTAGTTTCTTCGTTGTTGAATCCTGTTATCAATGAAGAAAAGAAAAGTACGCTATGATGCTTGCTTTAAAAAATGTATTGTTGTATAATTCAGTAAAAAGTTGAGTTTACAAATCTTATCGTATTGAAACATATAAGTTTCGCGGTAAGAAAGTAACCTCAAAAACTATGTTGAAAGATACCCCAAACCCAGACGAAGAAGCTGAGGCTAAACTTGGTCAGGGAGGAGAATCGGAAGACGAAAAAGAGTTCAACGCGTTATTCGATGGTATAAATCTCGATGACGATAATGCTGACATTGAAGCTCTGCGTAAGCAGGTTGAAGATGTAAAGAAGGGAGCCGCAAAATTCTTTTCTGAGAAAGGAATGAAGAAGGCTCAAGAAGAAAAAGACGTAAAACAGGATACGACAATTATTTCTCCTACAAAGAATGAAGTAGTTGAATCAGACCTTGAAGTACTTTTCTTTGAGAGTAAACCTGAAGCTGACCTTGTGAAAGATGATTTGAAACAAGTCGCGAAAGCGAAAGGATTGACGCTTATCCAAGCGTGGAAATCAGAGTCATGGTTACAAAATAAGGCAAAGGCACTCCACTCTGAGAAGATAGAAACTGAGGAAAACAGAGGGCGAATTGGTGATCCGTCATCTGGTATATCAGTTGGTAAAGACGCTGAAACAAAGGCGCGTGAAAATAGCTTTATCTCAAACTTACCGCCAGGATTTTCAGCTAACACACCGAAGTTATAAAGTAATACAAAAAAAAGTATGCCTAAGTTTGTAATTCGAAACGGAGAACAGATTCGAACGACCATTGCTCCTATCGCTACTGGTACGGCGATTGAATATGGAGATTTGGTTACTATTTCGTCTGGACTCATCATTAAAGCAGTTGCTGCGTCTACGGCTGTAGCACTCTGCACAAAGGCCCATCCAGCCAACTCAGGAACTCAAATTGAAGTAAGTGTTGGGAACGAGTTCACGATGCGCGGTACAATGGACGTTGTTTTCGCTGATGCGTATCGAGGTGTCGAGTATGACATTAACGATACGACTCAGACTATTGACCAAGGTGGAACGACTAATAAAGTTCTTAAGGTTTCAATATCTAAAGACGCGGGAGTAGTCGGTTCTGCGGCTGGAGTCGAGGTTCGTATAAACAAGCCTATTTTCTAGGTTTATTCTCAAAAAAATAACAAATAAAAACTATGATTTCCCAAGATGCAGTAGCACTGAACATCAAAGGGATTAGCGATGTTTTCAAAAACGCCGCTGCCAATGATATTCTTCGCTACAAAGACCTCCCTATTTTTTCGATGAAGACTGGAACTACTCTCTCTGAAACATTCGTTTCTCGTGAGGGTATGAGCGGGGTAAAAGAACTTGCCGAAGGTGAAACTCCTCCGTCTCTCTCAGCTGCTGTAGGAGCTTCTACTACTATTCTCAAGAAGACGTATGGTGGAGCAATCGAGGTGACCCGCGAAATGCGTTTGCAGGCGAATGATAGCAATGTTAAGGTAAGTGAATACGTGAATGACCTTGCTTCTGACCTCTTGCAGGCAAACCGAATGAAGTTCCTTAACGTTGTATACGGAATGTT